AATTTCCTACAAAACAACTTCAAAATGCGCGATCGCGCGCTTTTGCGCGAAAATATGTGGAGTAACACCAATGGCACGATCAGCGACCAGAACAGCCCCGCGCGAGGAAATCGACGAACAGACGGGCGAAATCCTCCCCATGCGGGCACGGGCTGATACGCGGGAGGTTTCAACCAACGTGGAGTTTGGCCGTAGCCTGCCGCCCGGTTTCGCCGTGGCGAAGTATGTTTCCGTCCCCATGTTGGAGGTTCCGCCCGGACAGGCGTTCGTTTGTCAGATGGTGGACAAGGTTCGCATTCTGTCGCCTCTATTGGACGAAAACGGCAACCCGCGCCCGCGCAAGATCAAGGGTGACCACTTCGCGTCAACGATCAAATCGAGCAACGGCGAGGCGCGGCTGTTCACCTGGACCACGGTATTCCGCTCCGAAATGGCGAAAGCCTATCCGGATGATACTTACGTGGGGAAATGGTATCAGATCACGCGCCTGCCGGTATCGCGCGGCAAGGATTATTCGACGTATGCCATCACGGAACTGACGCCGTCCGACTAATCTTCTTTATCAACGGGAGCGGGGGCCGTCTCCCGCTCCGCCTCTTCCCTGCCATAGGCGAAACCCGTCATCCAGCCGCGCGCGTATGCGTCTTCCCGGCCTTCCTGGTAGGCCATGGACGCGGCGCGGCGCACCAGGGTTCCCAGTATCCCCAGGAAGATGAGCGCCAGGAATGCCGCTCCTAGCCCCGCCCGGAAGGCGTTCTGATCATCATGCAACGGCATGTCTCCACATGACATGCGACGGCATGTCTCCACATGACTTCACGCGCTGAGCAAACGCGCGACGGTGCGCGGCCCCCGCTGGCCCACTTCGCCATACCACGAGGTCCACTGTAGGTCGGACGCCGCCGCATGGAACTGAGCGGTTCGCATGAGGGACAGGAACGTGGTGAACTCCAACAGCTTCGTCAGGCCCATGTTGAAGCAGAGATTCGCCAGGACGCGTTGTCGCGGCGCGGGCATGAGGCGCCACCAGGACAGGGACTTGTCCAGTTCGCCACACACGAGCGCGATATCGTCCGCCAGCATGGCGTCGCATTCCGCGTCCGTGATGCCGCGATCGGTCAGGTTGCGGCCGACGCCGATCGTGATTTTGCCCATGGTGTCTGTATAGGGCAGAAGCTCGCGGCCTTCGTCGATTTGTAGATCGTCCATGAGTTGGGCCAGATCGAACGTATCGTTGTCAGTGGTCGCCATTGAGTGCCCTGACCTGATCGGCTTTCACGGAAACTGCTACGATGTCAGTCATTTTGGACAAATGGCCGTCTACTCTCTCGCTGACCACTTGCAACGCGACGGCGTTGGACGCGCTCAGATCGTGATTGGCGATCGCCTGGACCTTGAGCCGATACGTCATGTAGTTATTGATGACGGTTGAAACGGTCGTGACCACGCCAAGAACACACCCCGCTATCGCCGCCACGCTTGGCTCATCCATCTATGACCCCTGACTTTCTTCCACGCCGATGCCTGACTTGAGCCCGAACAGCACGAGCGCGCCGAAGATAAACACCACGGCCAGGATAAGCAACGCGCCGCGCGCGGCGAAAGCGGACAGGGCGTTGCCCAGGGCGCAAAACCACGTGGTGGGAAAATACCAGGGGCCGCAGCCCTGATCCTGCGCCGCCGCGCCGGACGCCGTGGTGTCAGATGGCGTCCCCGTGGTGCCGGACCCATTCGTCGGCGCCAGCGGCGTCGTGCCCGCCACCGTGCTCGTGGAACCCGGCACGCCTGAGCCGGACGCGCTCAAGGTTGGGAGACTGAGAACGGAGGGGTTCGCGGCGACGTAATTGGACAGCGCCGTGTCGCAGCCTGGACAGGTCCAGGACGACAACCCCGACGTCTGGACGGCTTGCGCGAAAACAGCATCCTGCACGGCGGGCGGTGCGCTCGCGGCCGTGGGATATCGCGCGACGTCGCCGCCAATGGCGATGAGAAAACGCTGCCACGTCGCCGTGATGAACTGATACGCCCCGCTCGCCGATGTTGTTGGCGATTGAGCCGAATAGTCGCCGCCAGAACTTTCAAAATTCTGGACAAGTTGTTCAAGGGACGTGAAGCCTGACACATGACAGCCTTTTACGCCGCGTCAGATCGCGAAGCGTTCCATGTCGCCATTCGTGATCGGCACCGTGGGAGGCAGGTTCATGTTGACGATTGAGGCGGGGAAATCGCCTCCCAGGCCGTTAAAGCCCTGGGCCGACTGCGAGCCGTATCCGCCCGTGGCGGACACCTTGCCCTGGCGTTGGAGGGGGTGCAGCGAGACGCGGCCGGGGTTCATGCGCAAGGCCGTGGGCGGCTGGTGCATGTCGCCGGACGCCGCCGCGCCGTAGGAATAGGTGTGATGGACATTGTTGGCCATGGTGTTACCTCAATACCAGTCCGACGCCTGAGCCGCCATTGTCGCCGGGTCAAGCGTGCTGTTAAGCCATGAACTCAGGTCGGAGTTGGAACCGAAAGCCTGATCGGTCTGTTGCGAGCAATCGCACGAAGACGGCGAGCCCGCCGCCATTGGCAACGTGAAGGATGGCAGGTTCCACGCGGGCAGGTTGATGGTCGGATCGTAACCGGCTGTTGGCGCCGGTATATCGAAGTTGACGGCGCCCGGCGCGGCCTGCGGGTTGTTGAGCGAGAACGAGGGAAACGCGCCTAACCCGCTGTCGCCCGTGGCCTGAGTGTTGTTGTGCCAGAGCCATAGCACCGCGACGGCCGCGACGGCGACAAGCACGATCTCCGCTTTCGTGTCATTTGTCATGACATTTGCCCTCCGCCCCGGACTTTTTGCCAGAGGAACACGACCAGGAGCGCGAGCAACGCGAGGATCAGAATTTGCGATATACTACCCATGTCACACCTGATTGACCGTCGTATCGCCGGTTGAACTGCCCGACGTGGTTGGCGCCGCTGGCGTGGTGGTCGTTGTCGTCGTGCCCGCCCCGGTTACCGTGGTGCCGGGGGCGGACAACACCGTCTGATCGGTTGGCGTGGTGTCGGTGGTCGTAGAGCCGCCGCCGAACAACGCCTCAAGCGTCGCCAGTTGTTGGTCCGCCGTATCCTCGCCGCCGCCTTCCGCGTTTAGCGCCGTGGCGTTGGCGTTGGCTTCCGCCGTCGCCGCCTGATTGGCCTGTGACTTCGTATAAAGCCAATACACACCGAAAGCAGCCAACACCGCCAGCGCGATCGGCAGCAGCGCCTTGCCGTCGATATTGAACAGATTGAACATTAGAACAAGCTCGCGATGGAACTGATCGCGCTGCCGGTCAGCGCGTTGTTGGAAGCGGTGTTGGCGATGGACGCGGAATTGTTCGATTGCACGATGCCAAGTCCCTCGACCGCGTTGACATTGGCGATGCTGACCTGACCCTGGATGTTGGCGATGCCAAGTTCCGTCTGTTCGTTATAGTTGGCGATCTGATCCTGTTCGCCCGCCGCGATGGACGCGATATCGGTTGAAGTCTGATTGTTGCTTTCCAGCCCTTGCAGGTTCGCCTGTATCTGGTCGGCGCCAAGTCCGACCTGAGCCAGTGACGATTGCAACGAAGCGGCGATGCTTTCATCACTCTCCTGAGCCTGAGCGGTGATCTGATCAACCGACACGGCGGCGGCGGTATTGTCCTGGGTCGTTGTCGCGTTGTCGTTGATTTGCGCCAGTTGCAGCCCGTAGCTCGCCTGGGTATCGGCGAGGTTTTGCTGCGCCGTGGCCTGCGACGTGATTTGTTGTTCCTGCGACTGCGCCGACAGTTCGGCGCCCGCGAGTGAGGCTTCATTGGCGCCGATATCGTTGGATGACGCGGCGACGCCTCCGCCTCCGCCTGAGTTGGACATCACGAGATACAGGATGACCACCGCGCCGAGGCCAAGCGCGATGATCAACGGATGTTCCTTGATGTAACCCCAAATCTCGTCCATCGCGACAGCCTTACGTTACAGCGAGGGTGCCGGACGTGATCGCGAGGCTCGTGCCAACGACGATCTCTCCGGCGGCGGCGGCGACGGTGCCGGGATTGCCCATGAGGGTTCCGGCGGGGATGGTCGCCAGGGACAGCGTGCCGCCCGCGTTGAGCGTGAGACCGGCTCCTATCGCGTTCACTCCCACGATCGTTCCACCGTTCAAAATGACGACGCCGAGCACGGTCAGATTGTTTGCTTCCACGTCCGGAATGTTTTGGGCTACGCCGCTACTCATTGGTTTGCTCCCACCGCTCCCCCGAAGAGGGCGGTTAGAAAGTTAGCTCGGGATGGCAACGTGCCGGACCCAACCTGCGACGTCACGGGAGTAGCGTAGGGTTGCCAGGACGGCCCCTCGCGGCCCGCGTAGTCCCGCTCATAGATGAACCCGCCTCCCGTGAGGGAGGCCCGCCGCAGCGCGGGCACACCGCCCTGGTAGACCAAATGGCCCACGTGCCACACCGGGCGGTAGTATTCCGGCGCCTCCTGGGCGGCGATCGGATTATGCGTGGACCAGCCGATACCCGAGGGTCCGCCGGTCACGTCGCCGCCTTCGCTCGCGACGGTGCCGGTTACCCGGCGCTTGCGGATGAGGGCCATATCCATGTGTCAGACGCCTTGCATGGAAAGCGTGGGCATCGTCAGGGAACTCCCCGAGCTACCCGTGACGGGCGACGTCGCCGCGTTGAGATCGGCCGCGAACCCCTGCGAGCCCGCCTGTAGCACCTGTGACGTTTGCGCCTTGGGTGACAGGATGACGGACAGGGAGGCCAGCCCCACCAGAGCGATCAGAACGGAAATCAGGCCCGTGATGAGGTTGTCGGACATTACGCTTTCTTCCTCGTGCTACGCGGCCGGAACTAGAACAGTCCTGGTGCGAGGGTGTAGGGGCTTGTCGCCAGGGCGTCGGATTGATTGGACGATATGCCCGAAGGGTTCAAGGCCGCAAGAGGGTTCGCCACCGCGCCGGACGCGACGGCGCTCTGTGACGGCGTGGAGGGCGTCACGGCGGGCGCCGTGGGGTTTTTAAGCGCGTTGTTGAACTGCGCGAAGAAACCCTTGCCGTTGACCAGCACGAGCACGAGGAACAACAGCGCCAGGAACGCGTGCGCCAGCGGGCGGATCGGTTTGATGTAACCCGCGAGCCCAAGGATGACGAAAGCGGCGACCCATGGGATGAACGAATTGGTGCCGACAAATTCAGACTTTAGCAAGGTGAACAGACTACCTTGCGTGCCTTGCACGGCGACCACCAGGAACAAAAGACCAAGCGCGATCAGGACAAACGGCATATCACACGCCTCCCGTATCCCACGTTCCCGCGTCCACCCCAAGACTGTTATTTGGCGTCGCGGTGGAGATCACGCCGCCATAGGTGTTGGCACTGGAAGCGTCCGAAGAGGCATTGCCCAAAAGGTTCGGGGTTGATGGCGGCGTTGGCGGGCCGTTGGCGGACGTGGTGTTCGCGGTGGTCGTGCCGCCGCTCGGACTGCCCGCCAGTCCGAGTAAGCCCAGCCATTTCGGCAAATCGCCGCGTATCGTGATGAACACGATGAACGCGCCGAAGAGCACGAAGAACAAATAAGCCGTGTTGTTGATCGTGACGCTTGGCGCGGCTGGTGCGCTAAGCGTTGGCATATCAGCCGCTTACAATCCCGCCAGTCGCCTTCGTCAGGTAACCTGGGAACTTGCCGCCAAGCCAATACCCAGCGACCACGGCGACAAGCAACACGATCAGGTGCGACCAGTTCATTGTTCAAACCTCTCTTAGAATGTAGGCGACAACCTGTCGCCACGCCAGCGCGACGGTAATCACGAAGATGGTGGCGGCGGCGAGTTGCGCGTATGTCATGCCGCCAGATGGTTTCGAGATTGTATCCATCATCTTGCCTAACATACGCGCGTGCCCTCGGGTTTGGGGTTAAGATGCTGGCAGCGACTGAGCGCCCAGGATGGTGTTGACGTCGGCGAAGCTTTCCCACATGACCAGCACCTGAGACCCGGCCGCCGCCGTCGACGGGTTCAACAGGATTTGCATGTTGCCCGCCTGATTGGTGTTGATCGGCGCGTCGCGGAAGTCAAACCAGTAGGCGCCGGTTGGCACGTCCATCATCAATCGTATGCGCGTGCGCAACGATTGCGTGATTGGGTCCAGGTATTGGAACTGCAACGTGTTGGCGGCGGCGATCTTCCACGCGTTGATATCGGTTCCTGGGTTGAGCATGCCCGCCTGATCATAGATCAGATACGCCGACAGAAACGACTGGAAGTTGGAGAACGGGATTGGGAAATCCTGGTTCGCGGAAATCGCCGACAGCGACGTGTTGAAGAGCCGGTATTGCGTCCGCATGGACACCGGGGGCAGGATCGGCGCGCCGGGCGTCTTGCCGCCCGTATATCTCGGGATTTGGTCTATGTAGTTCTGATAGACCGTATAGGTGACGTTGGTGTAAGTAATGGACCCAGCGGCACCGCCCGAAGTATAGACGGCCAGAGTGGCGTCACCGGAATATACCACGGGCGTAGGGTTGAGCGTGAAGGCGATGTAGGCGGTAGCGTTGACGACGCCAGTATAAAGAGCGCCGCGAAGATCGCGCTTGCCGTAGGCCAACGGCACCCAATAATACATTTGCACCGTTCCGGTGCCGGGCGTGCTTTCCGCGTCTTCTGGAATGGGCGTGGTCGCCGAAATGACACCATAATTGTCCCCATACGCGACGGGGCTGTCCGTGGCGCTTTGCAGGATCGCGGCGCCGAAGGGGAACCCTTCCTTAATCGAATTGAGCGCGTTGATGTGAAGCCCGGACGTGTTGACGCGCTGATAGTTGTCCAGGTCCGTGACCGTGAAGTTGCTGACGATGTTGGCGGGGCCGAACTCCGTCAACACGCCCGTGTGCGACGCGGACGTGTTGGAGAACGACGCCACGATCTTCACGATGAAACCGCGCGTCAAACCGACGAGACGCATGGGCACGTTGACGGTGTTGTTGGAACCGTTGGGCACCAGCGAGCCCGACGCGATGGGTTGCGTCATATCCTCGCCCTGTTTGAGGATGAGCGCGGTGATTTGCGCGTCAACGTCGTTGATGTTCGGTTGCGACGCGGCCATTGCCATCATGTGACGTTATCCCTAACTGGCGACTGGTGAAACTTGCGCCCCGGAAGGCGACATTTGAGACAAGATCATGTGCCACGCGATGGCGCCGAATAGCAGCGTGGTCATCACGATTGCCCAATTGAGCGGATGCGAGAGAAGCCGGAGATTGATGACATCATCCAGCTTGATCATGTTTTCGCCTTCACGATGCGCGCGACGCCCTTGGCGTTCCATGTGATACGAACGGTCGTGCGCGCGCGGTGCCGAGGATTGCGGATTTCAACTACCAGCGCCTTGGCGGCGTCGGCGGTTCGCGCGCTTACCTCCGTGCCACCGTCCCGGTAGCAAAAGTTGCTCATGGCGCGGCGGTCACTTGGCGCGAGCGCCCAAATTTAAGGTCTGGACCCTCGCGGGCTTCGCCCTGCCGGGTCACGTGCCGGGCGCCCGCGCGCCGGAAGACGTCGCGCCCATTTTTCCGCCGGTCACCGCCTTGCGGATGAACGCGAGGATGAGCGCGCCGAAAGCGCCCATGATCAGGATACTGATCCCGTTCGCCACATTGATGCCGAGGATGTTTTCACTGTTCACTGGCGCGCTCCAGGGGGAAGTCCGCGCACCGGAACTGAAATTCCATCCCGTGTCAAGCCTAGATAATGAACTTTTTCACGCGCCGTCGATCGAATATGTCCAGGACATCTTGCTCTGGCGGGCAAGGTCCCATGCGCGCGATCTCTCTACCATGCACGCCATACCAGTATGAGTGATAATCCGGCAATCCGCCCGGATTGACGCGGTTACCGTTGTTATCGCGCTGCGGAAGCCATTCTTGTATTGTATCGATATCACGCGGCATTTGCAGAAAAAAGACTGACTTAAACTCGCTTTCACTGTGAATGAACGGCGAGACCCAAACCGGCTTTTGAGTAAGCGCGATGACGGGAATGTGTTTTGACCGGCCTTGTGTGAGAACGGCGCGTAACCCCTCATCATATCGGTTGATCATATAGCTTTCATCGATGAACAGCCCCGTGCCTTCCTTTTCCCACACGCGGAAGAAAAAATCGGTTATCGGCCCCTCTTTATCTTTCTGAGGGTGCGGTCGCACCACATAGAGGCCCTTCCGCGAAGGTATGCGGTCGCCAACGTCAATTTCATCCACATGGGGAATATCCGCGATCGTCGGGTCACGCTTGAAATCCAGGATAATCCATGGCATACGGTCGAAAGATCGTTGCGAAAGACACCACAAGCCGAAAACTGTTTTTCCCGTGCCCGTCATACCGTAAATGGCATGACGTTGCGTGTCGTTGGGGGTTTTAAGCATTTCCAGATGGTTGAGCGAACCAGTCCTCCACGGCCGGAGCCGTCTCCGCTAACGGCATCGGCGCGGGCTTTTCAGAACTCGGCGCGGTATTGTTGGTGGACGCGGGCTTGCGAGCGTTATTCTTTGATAGAACGGCAGAGATGCGCGGTTTGTATATGGAAAACGACACGCCCGCCAGTGTCGCCAACGCCACGTATTTCGGGTTGATGACAGGCACCTTGTAATGCTTGCTCACATTGACCAACGCGCCCGCCAGCCGCTTGCTTTCATCGTCCGATAGCGCGAACTCAGGCGTGTGAGAGATGGCGGCGAGAAATTCGTGGACTTCGCGTAAACTCGCCTGGATTGTAGTTACATTCGCACTATTGGACGGCGCGCGGGCGTTTTCGGTGTTTTGTCCGCTACTACTTGCTCGGGAGGCTCGGGGACCGTATTTCCCTCGGGGGCCGTGTCTCCCTCGCCGGACGGGGGCGTCTCCGGCGGTGTGTCCGAGGGCGGCGGCGGGGTTGATTGGCTCAGGATCAGGCCCGCCAGAAGGCCCGCCGTCTCCGCCTGTGCTGTCTGTAACAAGGCCACTTGCTCCCTTACTGCTGATAATTCTGCCGCGTGCGTCTCTTGCGAGCCCCGCAAGCCTGCCAGTTCCGCTACCAGCCATTCAACATCCCTTCCGTCGTCAGTCTCAGCTTGCGCTTCAAGCACGGCTTCTGTCCGCGCCTCATTGCTTTCCGTGTGGATTTCAGCCAAGGCGATGTCTTTTTCCGCCTCGATGCGCGCGATCTCCACGTCCGCGTCACTGGTGGCGCTTTCCACCAGGACGCCTTCGGGGTCCATATCAGGACGCTCGCGCCAAGAGGCCGCCGCGTCGGCGGCGTCGCGCGAAGAGCGCGCCGATGGCGCGACGCGCGAGACGCCTCACTGTGAACTCGCGGCGCTGGCCGCTCCGGCGGCGGGCAACTTAATCTGGCCCGCGAGCTTCGCGCCGAAGTGTTGATTGAGCGATGTCAACAGATCGTCCACCACGCCCGCGACGCCAGAGGCGGCGGCGATGCCCGCCGCGACGGGCGCGGCGACCTCCGGCGCGGCGGCTGCTACAACCGTTTCAATCACCGGCAAGAGCGGCGCCAGCGCGCCAACGGTGTTTTCCACCTGGGTCACCCTGCTTTCGACGGACGCTAACAGGTTTTGCAGTTGCGCGACCCAGCCCGGCACGTCGCCGGACGGCGCGGCCGACGCGTTATTCGCTTCCACTTCCGCCGAGGTTGGAACCGGCGGCGTCTGGGTTTCCGACATGACTTGCTCCGTTGGGTTTGGGGGGACTGATCGAAACGCCGCGAGCGTGCAACAACATCATCAGCGCGTCAATCTTGTTCTCCACGCGGGCGAGCCGGTCCGTGACATCCGCGTAGGCGCGCGACGCGGCGGGCTTGAACGCTTCCCGCTCCGCTTTCATCACGCGCAACTCTGTTACCAGTTCCGTCACGAAAGTCTGAATTTGGTCCGGCTTCAACCCCATGGCGTTGACCAGGGACGCGAACATCTTGTCAGGATTGAGAAACGACATGCGACCTCCAAAACCTAGTTCAAGGGAACGGCGCCAATGAAACCGTAAGCCGATAAGGTGGACACGTCAAAAATCGCTGCGGTTGAAAGATATACCGTGGTGGGGCCGCTCGTCACATTAATCATTTGAACGCCCACCGTAAGAGATGGAACGCCCGCCGGATAGATATTCGCCGCCGCCAACGTCGTGCTAGGAAAACCATTGTCGGCGACAGCCCCATTGTTGGGCCTCGTGGGAGCCGTGGCGGACGCTTCCGATGTCCACGCCTCGGTTCGGGTTACCTGGGTATTGTTCAAATCATTCTCATAAAAAACCGCGCCATAGACCAGCCATTGGCCATTTTCCAGCGATATCGAAGTGATATTGGCCGGGGTGGTCGTGGTCAGCGCGATCGCTGATCCCCCGAGAACCGTGGCGGATTGAAACGTGTTGCCGGACGGCGGTATCACCGCCTCGATCGTGCCGCCAGCGGCGATCGTCAGGCCCGAGCCCACCGCGCTCACCGTGCCGCCTGACCATTCCTGTGTCTCGGTGTTGACGATGGTGCCGGAATTGATCGCGAGACCGGAACCCACGACGGGTTCAATCGTGCCGGAATTGATCGCCAGCCCGTTTAACGCCGAAACCGCGCCAGCCGTCCACTCGGACGAAACCGCCGTCGCTTCCAACGTGCCGCCCGCCGCGATGGTCAGGCCGGTGCCGATCGCTTCGACCGTGCCCGCCTGCCAATTGGGCCTCAACGCGGTGCCGGGAAATTCACTGTCCCACGCCGCGAACCCGGAAGGGATCACGTTGACGAATGAGCCCGTTGTGTTCAATGTCGCTTCGTCGGCGCTCGATCCGTTGTGCAGCACGAAGGCGGGCGCCAGCGGACCGGTGATATTGAGCGACAATCCGCCCGTGTTGGTCGCCGGGTTCGCGGTGCCCGAACCGTTCCATTGATTGTTGCTAGGGCCGAGAAACCAAAATCGCGGCGGCGATTGCGTGAAGTCAATCGCCACCATCGCCGTGTCCGTGCCGGGCGTGGCGTTGTAATAACAGGAGACGTCGCTTACTTCCGTCGTGCCATTGAAATAGACGTTGCCGACGCCTTCCTGAAACCCAATGCCGTCGCCGTCTTCGCCGAGATAGACACCGCTCAAATTCCACGAGGCATTCGCCACGCCCCACACGAAGCCGTTAGAGCCGTCCGCCGCGTTACAGGTGACTTCAAACACGACCTTGCCGGATGACAGGAACGTGGTGCCGCGCACGCCGCACCACGTGTTGGAAAACGATGACGGCGCCGTCGCGGTCTGATCGCCATTCGATAGGGTGACGGCGGAATTTTTGTCGGACGGGTTGAACGAAGTTGGCGACGCGGGCGGCAGTGAAAGCCCAGCGCCAAGGGACGAAACCGCGCCCGCCGTCCATTCGGACGAAACCGCCGTCGCTTCCAGCGTGCCCGCCGCCAACGTCAGACCGGAACCGATCGCGAGGCCAAGCGTGCCGCTGGTTTCAATCGTGCCGCCCGTCAGAGGCGCGTCGGCGACAATTTTGGTGAGCGTGCCCGAACCGCCGCCGCCGCCGCCGCCGCCGGGCCTGGGGGGCGCGCCAAACGCGCCAGGGCCGGTTTGCGGAGGATTGCTCATGGCGCGGCAACCCCTTGGCGCGAGCGCCCCAACTTAAGGTCTGGACCCTCGCGGGCTTCGCCCCGCCGGGTCATACCGCCACCGTCCCCACGCCATAGGCCACGAATTTATGCCCCGTGGTGACGGCGTTGACATACACCGCGCCCTGGAAGCCCGGCGGAATAATGAAATCGCTCCCCGCCGGAAGTTCCACCGTCGTGCCATTCACGGCGGGCGAAACGTCCGTGGCGGGTTGCACGATATCGACGAAAAGACTTTCGGACGCGCCGAGCGGGTTGAGCACGACGGCGCCTCCGTTCGGCACGGCGCCCGCCGTCCAGACCGTTTGCGCCGTGCCGCCCGCTGCAATGCTGGTGGAAGCGGCGGCGGCGGCGACGGTCCCCGCGCCCTGAGCCGGAAACCAGAGGGCTTGCGGCATGGGGACATTGAGCCAAACCGATTGCAGCGCCACGTCGCCGTTCGTCACACAGGTGAACTTCGGCCGGTTCGCCGCGATGATCGGGATGGTGCCCTGAGCGCCCGCCGGGAAGGTGATGATCTGTTGGGTGCCTTCGACCGTGATCTGAACCGGCTGATCATTCGCGGAATTGTCCAGCCATAGCGTCTGTATCGCCGTGATACGGCCTTGCGAGAACGCCAGGGTGAAATCGACCAGGACCGTGTTGGCGCTGATGAAATCCAGGGTTTGCGGTATCGCCTTCGGCCCTTCGGGCGGAATGGTGGCGTTGATGACCGCGTAGATGTTCTGCCCGCTTACGTTGGTCAACGACGGGCCAGGATTGATCGCCATGCACTTTTTCCCTACGCTCGCGTGAACAAGCATAGGCATGGCGATGGCGGTAGGTCAAACACTCACGACGAACCTATGGGCGGCGATCGTGTTTCGAGACGGCACGCCCTACTCCCCATTGTGGCAAGGCTTGCCCGCCGCGTTCCCAGGCTACGTCATCACGAACAACGCGAGCGATGGCGCGGATTTCAGCGGAGACAACATCCCCTATCCATCCGGCACGCCGCCGGGACTGCAAACGGCGCGGCGGACGCCGCTATATCTCACGGTGCAAGGCAACGCGTGTGTGATCAAAGTGAACACGGGGCAGGATAAATTCGTGCTCACACCGCCCGGCGGTTACTTTCCGGGCTGGCCGGATTTTTCCGGCTTTCCAAACCCGTTGGACGCTTCCAGCATCGTCGGCGATGTGAGCCTGGAAACGCCCTACATCGCGAACTTCACGGGAGGCGGGCTCATTCAAACGGGCGTGGCGCGCTCGATCGGCAATTTTTACGTGGAATATACAATCGTTGGCACGGACGTATTTAGCACATCCTACGGCGTGGGCATTGGGCGCCAGAGGCCCGTGCTTGACAGTTGGTTGGCGAATAACGGTTTCAGTGGAACCGACACGAACGGCGGCGCGGGCGTTGTCGCGAGCGTGGATGGAAATTTCGTCGGCGCCAATGGCACCCCGCTCTATAACATCGGCGGCGGGGCCGCCGCGCCGGGAAGCGATCTCAATATGACGATCGGCGTTGCCATCTCAATCTTTCCGCCGCCCGCCGTATTCGTTCCGTATGACGTCCATCCGATCGCGCTCAAGTGTTTCCCGTGTGATGGTATCCTCGCGACCAGGAAGGCGGCGGCTCGCATGGGGTAGATCAAACGAAGAACGCGTCCGCGCTTTCCTGACTGTTCAAAAAGAACGATTGGGCGCCCGCGTCCGTGAAGTCGGTTTCTTCTGGCGTGGGCAGGAACTTTATCTTGAACGGTGCCGACATCAACGCGTCCAGCGACACGTCCATGTCTTCGTCCAATACGCGCGGGCGTGTGTTCACAAGGCCGTGATGCGGGCAAAGCCGTATAATATCGATCGGTTCCCGCTTCGAGTTTTCACCTGTGATTTTTAACGCGCGTGGCGCGCTCACGAATATCCCGCGCAATTTCCAGAAGTTCACGGACATGTGCGCCACGCCCAATGTAATCATGCGCGTTTGTGTCACGTTGATTTCAATTTCGCCCCGCGACCACGCGCGATGCACGAGTTGAGGATCGGACATCGTGGTTTTATCGAAGCCGCGAGAGAAGTGTTCTATGGCGTCGCCGTCATGCAACCAATACACTCCCGGCATGATGATGGTCATACCATCGTGGATTTTCATCTCCCACGCGCCAAGGGTTTTTTCAGTTGGAGTATGAAGGTCAAGCTTTTCGCTTGAGAAAAGAGCGTCTGTCGCAAACGAAATAATCGCATTCGGTTTTTCCAGCGCGGCGAGCATAAGCTGAGCACGGCAACCCGCTGTAACGTAGCCGGCCCATTCGAGTTGGAAATACGCGGGAGGTTGTAATTCACCTTTATTGACGCGCGCACCCACTTGCTGCGCTGTTTTTCCATAGCACGAATTGAGACCAAGCTTAATCGTCTTTTCCGCCCCGTTTGGAATGCCAGTGCGTTTACTGTCTTCCACGAGTTGTTTGCGTTGCGCATACATATCCTCAATCCAGCTAAAGGGTCGCGCGTTGGTCCG